GGCAAGTGAACTCTATGGTCTTGACGCACAGGAATTAGGTCTTATGTATGATGTCAAGGACAGTCGTGTCGTGTTTCCAATAAGGCACGATGGTCAGATAGTGGATGCTACAGGTCGTGCATTGGACAAGTCGCCCATAAAGTGGAAGCGGTATGGAAAAAGCAGCTTGCCATATGTTCATGGTTGTGGTAAAACTGCTGTCGTTGTTGAGGACTGTGTGAGTGCCGCCGTTGTAGGTGGTGATGACTACGTTGGGGTCGCTGTGTTGGGAACATCACTGCTTGACGAACACAAAAGGTATCTCACGCAGTTCTCAACAGCAATCATTGCACTTGACCCCGATGCATTGATGAAATCAATTGAGTTTGCCAGAGAACTGCAGTCATATGTTGATGATGTTCGCGTAGTGAAACTGACAGACGATTTAAAATATCGAAACCCAGAAGACTTTGACAAGTTGACCAACGTAGGAGAATAATATGGAACTATCACTGATACGTTCCTTGATGAACAAGGAGTTTTACAATGACCACCGTGGTGCGCGTTGTCCTGACCGCTTGTTTAGCAGGGATTCTCGTAAAATTAAACAGTCACTTGACCGGGCTATGGAGCGTTACTCACGTGACATAACACCCGATGAAGTACAGGCATTGTTCATGGCTGATAATCCAACCATGACTACAGCCACTAAACAGGGGTTTGACGCCCTATTTGATAAGATAAAGCGTGAGCCACCTATGGGTGCTGACATTGCACAGGACGTTTTGTCCAAGCTATTTCAGCGTGTGATTGGCGAGGACATCGCTAGTCTTGGTGTAGACTACGTGTCCGGTAGCAAGAGTAGCCTTGAGCCTTTACGGCATTTGCTTGAGCAATATGGAGATGACTTCACTCCTAATCTTAACATTGAGTGGGATGACATCGACATGGACACACTGATGTCCAAGGCTGACCTTGAGGCACGGTGGTCCTTCAATATATCCAGCCTAACACGCAAGGTGGATGGTGTGAACGATGGTCACCTGATTGAAGTGGGCGCACGGCCAAACACAGGTAAGACATCCTTCCATGCCAGTCTGATTGCTGCTCCCGGTGGATTTGCAGCACAGGGGGCTAACTGCATTGTTCTGTGTAATGAAGAAGGATACCACCGGGTGGGTGCGCGATATCTTACGGCAGCTACCGGGATGACCATGCAGGAGATAAAGAACAATCCTAGTGCGGCACGTGACCTGTATGCACCTGTTAAGGAACGCATCAAGATTAAGGATGCTACTGGCCGTGATATGGCATGGGTTGAATCTGTATGTAAGTCGTACAAGCCTGACATCGTGTTGCTGGACATGGGTGATAAGTTTGCCAAGACAGGTGGTTTTGCCCGTACTGATGAAGCACTTAAGGCTAATGCTGTTCATGCTCGTATGATTGCCAAAGAGTATGGCTGTGCCATTTTCTATATGTCCCAGCTATCTGCAGAGGCAGAGGGCAAGGTACTACTCAATCAGAGCATGATGGAAGGCAGTCGGACAGGCAAGGCAGCAGAGGCTGACCTGATGATTCTGATTGCTAAGAACCCACCTGTTGAGGGTCAGGATGAAGAGGATACCCAGCGTCATCTGAATGTTGTCAAGAATAAGTTGACAGGATGGCATGGAAGTATACACTGCGAACTTGAATACAAGACAGCGAGGTATACAGCATGAAGCTAACACTTGACGTAGAGAACACCGTTACCAAGCGTGATGGTAAGATGCACCTTGACCCATTTGAGCCAGATAATACGCTGGTCATGGTGGGTATGCTCACAGACCAAGGCCAGTGCCTGACGTTTCCATTTGACCACGCTGACCGTCCCAATCAGGACGACTACTACGAGCGTGTGCAGATGATGCTGGATGAAGCCGCTGTGCTTATCTGCCACAACGCAGCACACGACTTGCTGTGGCTGTGGGAGAGTGGGTTCAAATACGATGGCCCTGTGTACGATACGATGCTGGCAGAGTATGTAATGCAGCGTGGGCAGAAGGAGCCGCTATCGCTTGAGGCATGTGCGGAGCGTTACGAACTGGACACCAAGAAGCAGGATACTCTCAAGGAGTATTTCGCCAAGGGTGTTAGCACCCGTGACATTCCGTACAACGAACTGACTGAGTACCTTATCGCTGACCTTGAGGCTACGCAGCAGCTTTCCGATAGGCAGATGCTCAAGCTAAATAGCAAGGAAGACAGTGGCTTACGTGGTACTGTTGACCTGACCAATCAGGTGGCTGTGTGTCTTGCTCGTATCTATCAGCGTGGCTTTGCCGTGGACTTGAACGTGCTGGACACAGTGCGTGAGGAGTTTGAGCAGGAGCGTGACCAGCTTACAGCAGACCTGCAAGCCCATGTACGTACTCTCATGGGTGACACACCTATCAACCTCAACAGCCCAGAGCAACTGTCGTGGGTTGTGTACAGCCGCAAGGTTCTAGACAAGCCTTACTGGGCCAACGCCATTGACCCATACATGGATGACGCAGACTTTCGTAGCCTGATGGCTGGTGGTACAGAGAAGCTGTACAAGACAAAAGCAACACAGTGCCGCGAGTGTAATGGCTCCGGCCAAGTACGAAAGGTGAAGAAAGATGGAACACCATTTGCCAGAACTAATAAGTGTACATCATGTGGTGGGGCTGGTTATCATCTTGTGGCTGGTAAAGAGTTGGCTGGACTGAAGTTCAAGCCACCCGGCCCCAAGTGGGCTAGTGCCAATGGGTTCAGTACGAGCAAGCAGAACCTTGAGACACTGGAGAAGGCAGCACGTGTCAAAGGAATGACAGATGCTGTAGACTTCTTGTCAAAAGTTCGACGCCTGTCTGCTGTTGATACGTACCTATCTTCCTTCGTGGATGGCATCCGCATGTACACTAAGCAGGACGGCAAGCTGCATGTCCGTCTGACACAGCACATGACTGCCACAGGTAGGTTCAGTGGCCGTGACCCAAACATGCAGAACATGCCACGTGGCGGTACGTTCCCTGTCAAGAAGGTGTTCGTGTCACGCTTCGACGGTGGCAAGATTATGGAAGCCGACTTTGCACAGCTAGAGTTTCGCACAGCGGCATATCTCTCACAGGATGGAGTTGCAATTGAGGAAGTATCTACTGGATTTGATGTACACTCATACACCGCTCAGGTTATTACCGATGCTGGTCAACCTACGGATAGGCAGACTGCAAAGGCTCATACGTTCGCACCGCTTTATGGCGCAACGGGCTTTGGGAGAACTGCAGCGGAAGCAGAATACTACACGCACTTCACGGAGAAGTACCAAGGTATCGGGGCTTGGCATACCCGACTGGCTAAAGAGGCTGTAACGACACGGAAGATTACTACACCGTCAGGTCGTGAGTTCGCCTTCCCCGATGTACACCGCAAGGCCAGTGGCAGAGTGTCACACTTCACACAGATAAAGAACTATCCTGTGCAGTCGTTTGCTACGGCAGACATTGTGCCTCTGGCACTGCTGCACATTGATAAACTGCTTGACAACATGCAGTCCTGCGTGGTAAACACTGTGCATGACTCGATTGTCATTGATGTCCACCCAGATGAAGAAAGGAGAGTTATCGACATAATACACCAGACAAACAAGGAGTTGCCTGACTTGATTACTATACGTTGGGGGTTAGTATTCAATGTACCACTGTTACTAGAGGCAAAAATCGGCCCCAACTGGCTTGACACCAAAGATGTGTCGTGATATAACTATGGATTCTAACTCGAAAGAAGGAGTATAAAACACATGGAACTGACAACTATTGACACTAACAACTATGCCGCTATGGCGAAAGCTATGGGCATTGCAAACGAGACTACTGGTGAGCGTAAGCAAGCCAGCACTCTTGCTCGTCTGCGCATCAATCACTCACCTGTCATGGGTGAGGCAGAGGTGAACGGCAAGAACGTGAACATGGAAGTAATCAGCGGCGGTACCTACAGGCTGGAAGTTCCTGATGGCCCGACGTACTACGCAGAGTCGGTGAAGATTCGTCCGTATCTGCAACGATTCATGTACAAGCGTTTTGTCCGTGGCATGGGTGAAAGCCCTAATCGCTATGTCAAGACTGTCATGGCAGATAACCTGAACATTGACCTCAAGGATAATGACGGTGGGTTTAACTGTGGTAAACCTGCTGGCTATATCCAAGACTTCAAGTCCCTGCCTGAGAAGACGCAGGAACTTATCAAGCAGATTAAGCGTGTTCGCGTTGTACTTGGTACAGTCGAACTGGTCAATGCCACAGATGCGTTAGGCAATCCTGTAGATGTAAACGAGACTGCCTTTATCTGGGAAGTCGATAACCGTGATGCCTTCAAGAACGTGGGTGGTGCGTTTACCCAGCTTGCTAAGATGAAGCGTTTGCCTGTGCAGCATATCATCACTGCCAATACAGAGGAGCGTAAGATTCCTACTGGTGCAGTGTTCTATCTGCCTGTGGTATCTCTGGACGTTACTAAGACACTTGAACTGACCGATAAGGAACAGGACATGTTTGGTGACTTCATGCAGTGGGTGAACAACTACAATGAGTACATCATCAACTCATGGGCAGACAAGGCTAACTCCCACGATGATGAAGACGATGAGGCTATTGTAGATGGCATCGTTGACATCGAAGTAGAAGAGGTAGCGTAATGAACCACGCTGCTGAACTGGCGTTGCATCAGTACATGGAGAATGCTGCTAGTGGTAAGTCCACCATGAGTGAGGCTACTATCAAGCAAGTAGGCACGGATGTAATGAATGCGATATCACGCCAGTTTGGTGGGGGTAACAAGCGTGACAAGTTTGGTCTACGTATGTCAAACGTAGGTAGGCCATCTTGTCAGCTTTGGTTTGAGAAGAATGAACCAGAGAAGGCGTTACCCTTTCCAACGACATTCGTAATGAACATGATGATTGGAGACATCGTTGAAGCTGTCTTCAAGGGACTATTGAAAGAAGCAGGAGTACAGTATGAAGATGATGCTAAAGTTACGCTCGACCTTGGCGACGATACATCCGTCTCTGGCACATATGATATTGTTATTGACGGTGCTGTTGATGATATCAAGTCAGCATCTAATTGGTCGTATACTAACAAGTTTGAATCCTTCGACACTCTTCC